GTGGATTGTAACTTGTACTTTTACCCATTACGCTCAAAAGCGAAACGATTTTAGAAATTGGCAAAATTTTCTCTTGCTTTCATACCTTAACTTATGGTATCATGAAGCACAGCGAGACGGGGAACCGCCTTTGCTCACGGAAAGCATAGCATAGCATTGGAGGTGAATCAAGATGGGAATGTCAACGCGGATTGGAAGGAAGGTAACGGTAACTACATGTACATGCGTGGTTATGAATGGGCGAGACGTCGAGCATGAGGATGTGGAGCTTTACGGAGATTACAATGACGTAACGCGAGCCACGAACGCTGTTCGAAAGAAGCTAGGAACGCAGCAGGTTTTGGTCGAATCTGTGAAGCATCGAAGCGCATATTACTCGATGCCAATCGAGAAGTTCGTGCAGGAAGCAGACCAAGTAACTGAACGTAAATCATTTGATGAAGAGGAGTAACTAAAATGGCAGAGAACATCGTGAAGTCTGAGAACGCAGCTATCGTCGAGGACAATGCATTCAACATTCCGCAGGGATATGTTTGCACTCTTGACATGACCACCACCGAGGGTAAGAAGCAGGTCGCACAGGCTCTTAATGGCTCTACTCCGCTCAAGGACAAGATGAACGAGGTCATTAACCTGATTGGAGTTATCACTACTCCAGGTACTCGTGCCGTTTCTGGTAATGACTGCACCAACAACTACCTTATTGCTGACGATGGAACCGTTTATTTCTCGCAGTCTGATGGCGTCACTCGTAGTGTCAAGGTAATTGTGGCTCTTTGGGGCGCGGAGCTTGCTAACGGCAATAGTGTTCCAGTCAAGTGCATCACCCAGAAGCTCAACAATGGCAACACTCTCAAGACCATCGTGCCTGCATAAGACCAAACGCAAGATATAACGACTCGGAGCGCGGAGCGGAGGAAAATAAACTCCGTTCTGCGCTTTTATTTTCTCTAAGGAGGTGTTGATATGTCAAGCAATTATCAACGTGCTAGGAATGCGCGAGACAAGGCGCAACGTCGAATAGCTGACTTGAAAGCGCAGCTTAACGACACAACAAATGCAAACATAAAGAGCCGTATAAGAAAGGACATAAAGCGCATACAGAGAGCCATAAGCAATACGCGAACCTACAGTACCAAGACTGGTAAGCGCATGCATACGAGCAAGCAGGTTGCGCGAGGAATAGAAAAACTAAATAGCTTGCTAGAAGAGTTCCCGCTTAAGGTTCCAAGGCAAAAGAACAGGTCGTTCGAGGTTCGTATGAACATGGCATCGAACTATCGCATTCAAGGTCCGTCGCAGAACACAGAACGAACTGCTGGTGAGGAGATTAGCGGACTTACTAAGTCACAAGTGCAAATATTCTATCGTGCAACACAGAAAGCATGGCAGAATGTGCCAGTTGAGCAGCGAAACGAAGCAATATTGAAATACTATCATCAGCGTGACCTTGAAAAACTTTTCAATGATGTTCTTTCAGGACAGCGCAACAAGGACGTAGAGAAAGCAAACGAAATTCTTGCAAATCCGGATGACTATACCGATGCTGAAAGAAAGTGGGCTTATGAAACCATACAGGACAATGACGACGAGTTTCGTTATGTTCCGATTGTATCTGGCGCAGTATCAGCAGAGGTTTCTCCGGTCGCTCCAATGTAGCGAATACGATACCACTGATGATGTTGCTCTGGAAGATGATGCTATGAGGAAACGCAGGAAGTTTGAAATCGCAGCGTCATACGATACAGAGACAACGAACATAGGAGAGGGAGAGGATACAAGGGCTTTTCCAGTTTTGTTCATAGATAATCGTATCGTACACGTTGACTTGCGTAATTATGAGCCTGAACGCGATGATGATATTAGGTTCTACAGGCACGAGGAAGAAATGATGCAGGCTATACGCGACTACATAAAGATTGGACAAATTGATGGCAAGGTTCCTATTATTTGTGCGTATAACCTGATGTTCGATTTACAGCCATTAATGGAACTTCTTGACTCAGAATATGACATGCAGGTAAATGCCCAGAGCAGCACTAACGTATACACTATAGATTTATACGAGCAGGATACAGACAACATGCTACTGCGTTTCTGGGACACGTATCATCTTGAGATGCGCGGACTGGCCGCAATGGGAGAGACGGCAGGACTACCAAAAGCCATTGGTGATTGGAACTATGACCTGATTCGTACACCAGATACAGAACTGTCTGATGATGAAAAGTTTTATGCAGGACGAGACACGCAGGTAATACCAATGTATCTTAGGTATCTTCTACGAGCAAACGAGTGGATGAAGCAAGAGGACTTTGGAAACAGGGTACTAACCAAAACTTCAATCGTTAGGCAGATGGCGAGACGCGAGATAGGTAGGATACAGGTAGGTAAACGTGATGGAAAGAAACTATCGCTCGACAAGGCATTCATGGAGCACTGCAAAGCAGAGGATGCTCATACGTTCGCTCAATACGCATTACGAAAGGCTTGTTTCCGCGGAGGATTCACGTTCACTGCTGCTGCTACTGCAAGCATGGTTGTACACAACGTTGTATCACTTGATGTAACCAGTATGCACCATACGTTCATAAATGGTCGGTTGCAGCCAGAAGAGTTCGTAATATGCTCGAATCATGACATTGAGGTGTTTTGCAAAAGGATACTAAACACGAAGATTGAAGAAATCCTTTCGCATTATGAGAAGCCATTCGAGGTAGCAATACACGCGCGAGTGAAACTAACCAATATACGCATAAAAAAGGGAACGTGTTTCGATGAATGGGGAATAGCCCTAGAGCCAGCATCTAAGTTCAAGCGTTCGTTGCAATATGAGGAAAACTATGGCGAGGATGCGCGTAACGTCGAAGCAGACAACTACATCAGAAGCTATGGATGGCACGACGTTGTCACAGGAGGAAAGTTCGCGTTCGGAAAGCTGTATGCAGCAAAAGAGGTGATAATGAATCTTTCCGAACTGGAATTGTGGTGCATGGGACAGGTATACGAGTGGGATTCTCTGGAATCACTGTTTGGTGAGGCATCCGCAAAGTTCAGGGTTCCACCAGATTTCGTGACGCTTCAAAGCAACGAGCTTTTCGAGATGAAGAGCGCGGCGAAGTTCATAAGTAAGCACTATAACTATGGTGAACCGTATAAGTACAATCTATCAGGCATTCCAGATGGGATTGCAAAAGAGCTGCAAGCTGGAACGTGCAATCCACAGTTCTTCGAGAGCTGGTATACTGGAACCGTAAAGGGCATGTTCAACGGTATCTATGGAACTCAGGCTCAGGACGTTCGCAGACCATCCTATAAGGTGCAAGATGGAGAGTTGGTAATTGATGATGAAACGAGAGTCACAGCAGAAAACTACGACGAGCACAAGCCAGGGAACTTGCGAGTGCTTTATACCTACGGATTGCGCATCGTGGGTGGAAGCAGGTTGCATATGGTTATCTCGATGGAATTACTACACAGAGCGATGGGAACTCGTTGCCGTGTGTTGGGTGGGGACACAGACTCGATGAAATGCGCATGTGACGCAGACGTTACGGACGACGAGTTGGAAGCTGCATTGGAGCCTATAGCAGTTGCATCGAAGAACGCAATAAACGTTGCAATGCGACGTGTGCGAAAGACGTTCCCGAAGATGGCATCCACATTGCATGGAATCGGTTCGTTCGACATAGAGAACAGAGGACACCACTACGAGACGCACATAGAGCTTTGGAACAAGTGCCGCGTGTCTTTCGATGGCAAGGCCCATGTTACGTGCGCTGGACTCAGACGCCCAATCGGTCAGATAAACATGGAAACCGTAATAACGGAACTGGCAAAGCACTATCCGATAGATTACGTGTTGCAGGAGACTATTGGATACAACGTGTTCGTGGAGCCATCGGTATCGCACGCATTGGAAAAGCACCAGCCACATGCCAACAGCAGGTACGACAAAGACGTGACCGATTGCAACGGAACGACGCGACACGTCACGTCGCACCAGTCACCAGCGCTGTATCCAGCGGGAAGGTGGTTGGGAGAGACGCTGAAGGCCACGAACCTAAGCAGCGTAACGTACCTGCGCGACGTGTATGGACGAGAGATTGACACCACATGCCGCTACGTCGGAACGGACGGTAATCGCATATGGGTGAAGCGAGACGGAGATAACGGCATAGAGACTATCATGGAGTGCGAAGTGGAGAAATGAAAAAATACTACGACTGGGAAAAGACCCTCTCGTATGACGCTGACGTAACTATGGTTATCGGAGCTCGTGGCGTTGGAAAGACGTTCGGTCTGCGCAGGCAGTTCATACGCGACTACCTGCGCCACGAGTGGCGTTTCGTTGAAGTTACGCGATACAAGAACGAGCTAAGCGGAGTTTCTGATGGATACTTCAACAGGCTAGAAAAACTGCCTGAGTTCAAGGATTACGTGTTTCGCACTGACGCTCGTTATGCTTATATCGCAAAGAAGCCAGACGATGAAAAGAAGAAGCCATTCTGGAAGATGTTCGGATATTTCGTAGCGCTCAGCGACGCACAGAGGATGAAGAAAAGAACGTTTGACAACGTGAGGAGGATTCTACTCGATGAAGCCATATTGGAACGGTCGGACAGGTATCATCGCTATCTGCCTAATGAGTTCGGCGTACTGGCTAACTTGGTCGATACTGTCTCTCGCGAACGAGCGGATACCAAGGGTGTTACTCCCCGTGTTTATCTACTTGGCAATGCTTGTGATTTGGCTAATCCTTATTTTGCGGCATATGGAGTAGGAACAGACTTGAAATTCGGCTATAGGTGGTACGCCGAAAAGACGTTCCTGATGCACTACGTACCAGCAGGAGAATACGGTACGCAAAAGGCAATAGGTACCGTTGCTGGACGAATGATGGCCAACACCGAAGCAGGAAAGGTGGCTTTGGAAAACGAGTTCGTGCGAATCAACTCGGAGTTCGTAAAGAAAAAGCCGAAGAACGCGCGCTTTTCGTTCGGCATAGTGTGCAATGGGAACAAGTTCGGAATATGGCTCGACCAGACGAATGGCTACTATCACGTTACCGACAACATAGTGAACAACACTGGAAGGCCAATATATTCCCTTACACGGCAGGACGCATCAATAAACTATGTAGCGGCAACGCATTTGGGAAGCACAATGAGATACGTTCTGGACATGTACGCCTATGGGCTGCTCAGATACGAGAGCGAGGACGTGATGATGCAGTTCGGTGACGTGTTACAGATGTTTGGAATCAGGTGAGAGACGTGTGGGCGATTCGCATTCAGACGCTAGACGTCGTTACCAACGAATGTAGATGGAAACACATCAAACAAACGTTCAGGACAAGGAGGGGAGCAATACGGCATCTTGTACGCGATGGTTGGGAGCTGTACAACAAGAACACGTGGACGTTCGACGCGATGCATGAGTCCAATGACAGAAGATACATACGATACGCATACGTTGAGAGGATACAAGATGGCAACATGTGGTGATTGCGTCTATTTCGCAAGCTGCTTCAACAGGCACGAACAGCCCAACAACGAGGACCACGAGATATGCGGTCGATACGCAAGACATGAGCATGAGTTTTCGAGAAGCGACTTGGAGCACCCAAAGAGGTACGTGCATGGCAGCGTGGAATGCTTCGACATGCTCGAAGCTGCGCTGTCACCAAGGGAGGTGATTGGCTTCTACAAGGGATGCATCCTCAAGTACATCTGGCGCGAGCAGGACAAGGGAGGATGGTATGACTTGCAGAAGGCCGAGGTCTATGCTAGACGCCTGAACGAGTTCTGTGCTAGAATAGGCCTGTCGGGTGACGTTCCGCATGATGTGAGTATTGGCTGTGCGAGAGATACGGATTGAGTTCCGCGCACGCCAAGCGAACCCTATCAGTCGTTTCAACGGATTGCGGTTTTCGTTCGTTCGACGTATAATGTGGCTAGGAGCTGCACGGCAGTCTCCTAGCCGCTTTGCCATATAAAGTCGTGATGCTGGAAGGAGAAACACATGGGAGATACGGACGACATTGACGAGCTGCAAGACGATGTGCAGGAGGCGAACGAGGGCAACACCGAAGCGCCGGATACGGGACAGACGGTTAGCGACACTGGTTCTGATACCAGTAGCATCGACTCTCGACTCGATGCTATTGAGGAAATGATTCAGCGCATGAACGGAACCATGAACAAGATTGTGTCTACGCAGAGCGCGCTCGTAGGAAACGGCGTAATCTATGACGTGGACGATACCGACCCATCTGACGATGACAACGTCGGCTCTGCAAGGAGCAGCGTTCTCGACCTGACCATTGATGACATTGACTAGGAGCATAAGACATGGCAACTGACAACGCAACAATCATCAGGAACGTTTGGCTGAATGGAACCAACGACTTCCAGCAGCGAATTCCAGACCCCACTCAGGGCAACATCCAGGCAACCATCGACGCGCTGTTCGAGCCGATGAACAGGCAGTATTTCAACCAGTTCATCGACCAGCTCATCATGCGCATCGGAGACACGTTCGTGCATCAGCAGAGCTACAAGAATCCTCTCGGTGTGTTCAAGAAGAGTAAGATGATGTATGGAGACACCTTGCAGGAGATTATCCCGAAGTGGATTCGAGCGCATTCGTATGTGGATGACGCAGAGGACGTGTTCAAGATGGCGCGTCCAGAGGTTGCCACTTGGTACCATTCCCAGAACCGTCGCGACCGCTACGACATTACCATCAACGACGTAGAGCTGCGTACCGCGTTCTCAGACAACTATGGCCTTAACAAGCTCGTTGCTGCTCTTCTCGCAGTTCCAATGAACAGCGACGAGTACGACGAGTATCGAATCATGATGCAGCTCATTGCCTACTACGAGCACGCATGGGGATTCTACAAGTACAAGCTCACTGGCGCTCCTACCACAGAAGCGACTGGCAAGGAGTTTCTTGCCGCTGTCCGTTCCATGGCTGGAAGGCTGAGGTTCCCTAACACCATTTACAACTCTGGCGCAATCGAGGACGTTCCTGTTTTCGTCAAGCCTACCGAACTCGTGCTTCTCATTACCCCAGACGTTCAGGCAAACGTGGACGTGCAGACGCTTGCTGGCGTGTTCCAGCTCGACAAGGCCGATATCAAGTATCGCACCGTGCTCGTTGACGAGTTCCCCGTGAACGATTGCGTCGCGCTTCTCACCACTGAGGATTTTTTCCAGTGCAAGGACACGGTTTACCAGACTAACAGCGCCTATAACCCAAAGACCCTCGGAACCAACTATTTCCTGCATCACTGGGGAATCTACAGCGTTTCGCCGTTCGTTCCAGCAATCATGTTCACCACTGGCGATGGCACCAGCGTTACCACTGTGACGCAGTCCGTAACCGGAATGACCGCAACCATTGACAACGACACTCCCGACAAGGGCGATACCACGGCAATCAAGGTTAAGCTCACTGGCACGCTCGACCCAGCAAACGTCGATGGAATCAAGGTTGCTCCCAATGCTGCGACCTACGAGACTACTGTAAAGACGTCTACTGGCGATGTGGTCAACAGCCCTGCCACGCGAGTTGACGAGTATGGAGTTCTCCATGTCTCCAACAAGCTCGACTATGGCGATGTAATCACAGTCAAGGTCACCAGTTCCTACGTCAACCCCAGCGGCAAGACAAGCGAGTATACCTCGACCGTAACGGCCACGGTAACTGCGTCTGCATAACTCCGTCGCTTTGCACCTAGCCGTTACACCTGTTGTGGCGGAACTGGTTTCGATTATCAGTTCCGCCACATCTCATAACGAAAGGAGGTTGCATGGACTTCTCGCATCTGGCGGATACCAAATTCCCAAACATTGAGACCGCTTCTCCGTATGCCTTAAAGAACACGTTCGATTACACTCGCTGGGTTCCAGACACTAAGATTCATCTTGTAAACGTATTGTGGAACAACGATTACACAAACGTGGTTAAGTTCGAGGACGACAATGCAAGAGACAAATGGTTCGACGCGATTGAGGACTCGTTCACGCTCAAGCTCACGAGCAATGCCAGGGTCGTTCCAGACGGCTCAATCAAGCTTCCTTTGCCATACGACGTCGCATGTCGATACAACTACCTGTTTGTGGACATTCCGCTCGCAACATCAAAGGAAGCGCTCATACAGAACGAGACTGATTGTGGCGTTCGCCGTTGGTATTTCTTTGTCGGCGATGTGTCTTACTCTGCTCCTAATACTACGATTGTTTATCTGCAACCTGACATATGGACTAACTTTATTGATAGCGCTCGCCTCACTTACATGATGCTTGAAAGGGGACACGCCCCAGTATATGCGTCTGACGTTGACACGTATTTGTCTAATCCAATCAATAACAACAGATACCTGCTTGCCCCTGACGTCAACTTTGATGACGAGTCAGTTGTGAGGGATTCCAAGTACGTTCCAGTAGGTGCAGGAACAAAGTACATCGTCATTGCCAGTACTGTTGGATACAAGCAGCTTCAGAGTGGAACCCTTGGCACGATACAGAACGGAAGTTCGTTCACCAATCCAACGTACTCCGACACTTCTGACTGGTATGGGTATCAGTTGCAGGTAAACGGATACGGATTCGGCAATGGAAAGGACTATTCGCAGCTAAACGCACGAGTTAACATGTACAACAGGCCCGATGCCAACATGCCAACGTCGCTTGACACATACGCGATTCCAGCAAGTGATGGCAGTTTCCTTGAGGATTGCAGGAATCGCAACCCAGCGTTCCTGCGAACCATAAAGGCAATGTTCGTCGTATCCGAGGAAATGATTTCGCTAGGAACCGAGTTTACGTTCCTGGGACACACAATATACTACGTCACTGGCACTAACAGGGCACTGGATGGATACTCCATATCAAAGGACATGTTCCACTTCGACGCCGACGAGGAGCGTTTCGCCAAGCTGTACACTTTCCCATACTCGCGCATCGAGGTGTCCGACAACTCGGGAAAGACGTCCGAGATTCGAATCGAGGACACCAGCTCTATTGGCGCAAGGCTTCTTACCAGCGTAGCGTTTCCGATACTGGACTGCCGCGTGTACCTTACTGGCGTGAACGGAGATGGCTCGCAGAGCTACGTGTGGAAGAACCTTAACGGAGACGAACTTGACAGGCAGGTTCCAAACGGAGACTGGGGAAGCCTGCTGTTCGAGCTGGACATTCCAACGTTCGCCCTGTACATCGACGCAGAGACCTCATACATGCTCGACTCGTATTCAAGCTCGTTCGCCAACGCGCGAGAGCTTGCCTTGACCGCATACCACAACACCGTTCGCTCGGCCAATCTCGGATACGTAAGTGGAGTGGCTTCAGCAAGGAACTCTCACGAAATCAGCGTTGGTGACGCAAACACGGCACAAGCCAACGCCAACGCATCGGCATCGACGGCAAACAGCAATGCAGTAGACTCGGCAAACACTGCGCAGACAAACGCAAACGCGATGGCTGGAACCACGCGAACGAACACCAACAACATGGCTAGTGCCGCTCGCTCAAACACGAACGCCACGATAGCCGCCGCTTCAGCAAACGCTAGCGAAGCCAACTCCGCGTCGTCCTATGTCATGATTAACCAGAACACGATAGCGCGATGGGATACCAACGACTCCAATTATGTATCCATATCCACCACCGAAACCAACAACCAAGTCTCAATCGCAACGACAAAGACAACTGGACAGGCTGGGATAGCGTCAAGCATAGCAAGCGGAGCCGTTTCTGGCGCCATGGCAGGTGGCGGCGACCCTATAATGGGAGCTGTAGGAGCCATAGCAGGAGGTGTGTCTGGTTGGGTAACCAGTTCGATAAGTGCCGATGCGGCCAACTCCAACGCATCAATGATGGCTCAGGCGGCCGAGGACGTGACGAGCGCCACAACCAACGCAAACAGCAACATCGTTGGCAGGCACATCACGGCTGGTCAGCAGAACACCGACCGAATGAACCAGGCGCGCACCAACCAGACGAACAACAACAACGCGGCACTTGGAACGCAGCGTGACAACAACTATAACGCTGCCACAACCAACGCATCTAACCTGTACACAACGCAGACTGGAAACAGCGCAAGGACTCGCAACACAAGTGTCAACAACGCAAAACGTCAGTACGACACAAGCGTTGCCAACGCAAGTCGAACACATGCGGAGAGCATATCCGATGCGGACAACATACTGGCAACGAGCAACGCCAACAGCACGAGGTCTAGGGAGATAGGCGTACTAAACGCAAAGGAAACTCTAGAGACGGCTCAGGACACTTCCAGAAACAGGCTTCTCGACGCACGACGAGGGGCACCAGTTCAGCTGACTGAGACAAGCGGCGATGGCGCTAACATGTACTATGGGCAGAACGGCATACAGTTCAGGCTGAGGACACAGAGCGATTCGGCCATAGCACAGACCGCAGCCCAGTTCGCACGATACGGATATGCGCTGAACCAAATCTGGGACGTTGAGTCAAGCGGACTTAACCTCATGAAGCACTTCACCTATTGGAAGGCGTCGGACATCTGGGTTGACGTTCGCAACGTTGCAAGCTCTGAGATAGGGGCGGCAATACAGAGGGTGTTCGAGAATGGCGTAACCGTCTGGTCAAACCCAGACGAAATCGGAAAGGTGGGAATATATGACAACTGACAACGCTTCCAGCACTACCGACGAGAGCACCAAGACAACTACTGAGGAAACTGGTATCAAAACAGACGAAACCGGAACCACAGAGAGCGGAGAGACAAGTGGCGAGCAGCCAGTGCAGCGCTCAGTGCACGAGCTTCTGAAACTGGGTACGTTCCAAGGAATGACCGACGCTGAGATTCAGTCACTAATCGACTACTATGTTGATGTGGCGCACAACGACGAACACACGAAGGTTGTTCAAGCAACTGAGATTCAGACGATGAATGCCCAGTGCGCCGCATACGACTCGCTGCGAGACGATGCAAACAGCGTCTTGAAGCAGGTGTTGTCAGCCCCGCTGAACCTTGCTAGAATAGACGAGAGCGGAAACGAGGTGTAAGCATGAGCAGACGTGGCGGCAAGAAGCGCAACGCTCCTAATCCTTGGAACGGTCGCGCCGATTACGGAAACTGGGAGTATTGGCAAAGCGCGTCAGCCAACCAGCGCACATATCTATACTATGTAGACATCATCACAAAGATGGCGCTGAGCCGCTTCCGCTGGATTAACCTTCCTGAAACATGCGACGAGCGCTATCTTGAGATGACTCTCGTTACGCAGGGAATCGCATCCATCGCATTCCCGCGAAAGATGGAGGGAACATTTCTGTCCCTACAGTGCGCGCAGCAGGGACAGCCCAACATGTACGACAGGCCGATACGCTGGCTTGCCATCGGACAGAACGGTAGCAGGTACTCGTGTGACGCAAAGAACGGCGTAGTAGTGTTCGACAACGAGACGCGCTATCCTCTCATGGATGGAATAAGGCTGTACGCAAACGAGCTCACGCACCTGCGACTTACGCGACGCATGAACAGGATGCACCAGCAGATTCCTTTCATCCTGACTGGGCCGCAGGAGAGAAGGCAGGACATGGTGAACCTGTTCAAGCAGGTGGCTGGTGGGGAGCCTGCGATTCTTGCAACAGACGACATTCAGCAAATCGGCTATGATGCAATGTCAACTGGTGTCGAGTTCATCGGCGAGCAGTTGGCAGTTGACGAGCAGAACATATGGAGCCGAATATACACCATGCTTGGCTTGACCAACACGACGATGAAGCAGGAGCGAATGACCGAGGACGAGATTCGAGCGCAGAAGGCGCCATCCGAGCTTGTACTGGAATCGTGCCTTATCGAGCGTAGGAAGGCCGCAAGGGAGCTGAACGAGAGGTTCGGCGCGTATCTCAAGGAACCAATCGAAGTAGTGATGCGTCAGGACAACGAGAGCCAGAACTGGAACATAGCGCACAACGTGAAGTCGCAACTGGAAGCAGGTGACTAGCATGAGAACCACCGACAACATAGAGCTTGACGGCGAATGCGACTATCCAGATTACCACGCAGTAGTTACCATTCAGCTGTGCGAACTGATTAACGACAAGTTCTGCGACGATTCGTTCACTGGCTGGGAGTGGCCGAAATACGACGACGCTCAGGACGCGAGATTGAGAAAGAAGATTTCAGACCACTACTATTTCCGTGAGATAGCGCTTGTTCCGCCTGGAATCTGGAAGCACGAGTTCATACGAAAGATGAACGAGATAATGCCTAAGTACATTCCATTGTACAAGCTGATGGACGAATCACCAGAGCTGTTTGGTGGCGATTCTGAGTGGTACAAGGGGCGTAACATCTATTCCGACTTCCCACAGACACAGCTGAGCGGAGACAACGGAGACTACGCAAGCAGCGGAAACGACAGGGAGTTTCAGAGGATTCGACAGGCCGATTTCATTGACACTGCAAAGCGGCTGCAAGACTACAACGACATCGACCTGTTGATTGTGAACGACATGAGTTCGCTGTTCTCGTGCCTGTTCACCGTTAACACAAACAGCTACTAGCATTGGGATGTGAGATATGAATGTAATTGACTGGACTGTCGTTATTCCATGCATAATGATTGTTTTCGACCTTGCCACTGGCTACATAGCAGCGACGTTCATGGGAACCGTTGACTCGAAGAAGATGCGGAATGGAATATACGGCAAGCTTGGAGAGATGTTCGCAATCGTGCTCAGCTACTTCCTAGAGTTCGCCATATCGGTATATGGCTCAACGGCTATTGGCGTTAACGTTTCCGTTCCGATTGGAGCAGGAATGTGCGCATATATAACTTTCACTGAGATTGTTAGCGTCATAGAGAACATAGGGTGTATGAATCCAAAGACAGGCGCAAAGCTGGTAGAAATCATCGGAATAAAGCCAGCCAAGGTAAACCTAGTGTTGAAGGGAGATGACGATGATGCCTAAAGGCATAAGTGACGGAGGAATGTACCATATCGTACCGTATGGCTCGTACACGGCCTACACGCCTGCACTTCCACAGTTCTACTGGGACGTTTACAGCGCCGAGCAGCGAGTTAAACACATCTGCTACGAGATCGACAAGCTTGCGAATTACGCAAACTATCTGGCAGACATAATCAAAAAGATAGACGCTGTCTCTCCAGACGAGTTCGACAAATACAAGGATAAGCTAGACTCTGAAATCGCAGCTATAAAGACTGAGATTTACGACTTGCAGGTTGGTTCTCTCTCATGGAACGTACAGCATGGAGAGTACACGACGAGCAAGCAGTCACAGCGAGACATGTTCAATGACATAACAGTTCATGCAATCACGGTAAAAGAGCTCAACTCGCTCAACATGACTGTTTCCGAGCTGTCGGATTGCGGATTGAACGTTCGTGGCCTTGCGGTAATGAGCAAATGGCTTATCGATAAGTCTGAGCTTGATGACGCTTTCAAACCAATTGACTAGTAATGAAAGGGGATTTGTAAATGGCTACTTCCTATACACCAAACTACAAGCTCGACCTGTACACTGACACCGACAAGCCAAATCTTCGCGACCAGTACAACGGCGCAATCAACAAGATTGACGAGGAACTTCACAACAACTCAGTAAACATAACCACGGCAAACGACACTGCCAACAGGGCATATGACGTTGCAAGCGAAGCAAAGACAACTGCCACAGAAGCATCACAGAATGCAAATACCGCAATCAGCACAGCAAATTCCGCCACTGAAACCGCAAACTCCGCATCCAGCGCTGCAAACTCGGCCGTTACTGACGCCAATTCTGCAAAGGAGATTGCAAACGCCGCATCTGCAACGGCAAATTCGGCAGCTACAACTGCAAGCTCCGCCAATGGCAAGGTTGACGATGCTCTGGTAAAGATAAATGACGCAACAACAAAGCTCGATACTGCGACCGAGGGATTCAATACCAATTTCAACAAACTTAGTGACGACATAACTACGTTGCAGAATACAAAACAGAACAGGAAGTTCTCCAAGATGCTGTACCTTGGTGACTCTTGGGGACAGGGCTGGACTGGCTCCAATCATCCCTCGTCTGGCCTTGCTGCATATCTTGGAATCGCACTTGGGTGCGAGACCATCAACAAGTCAGTGTCCGCTTCTGGTTACATCCCGAATGGAGACTCCAAGAACTACATCGGGCAGCTCAACTCAGTGACAGAGGAAGAGAAGAACGGCGTTGACCTTGTGGTGGTTCAGGGCGGAATAAACGATGGCGCAAGCTCTTTCGCGTATGCTAACATCGTCTCTGCGGCAGTTACCCTCTATAACACCATCATACAGTCCTATCCAGACGCAAAGATAGTGGTCATCAATACCCCTCTTGCATACGGACGCAATTTCGGCTCGTCCAATGTTAACAACGTTACTGACACTCCGCAGGACATGAAGCCATACACTGCTATAAACGAAGCTGTAAGAAATTGCTCCAATCCAAGGCAGATTCAGCTAATACAGTCAAGCTATCGTTGGGCGCAGTCGTTCGACCAGTCCGATAGCTACGATGGCGCGCATGTCAATGCAAGCGGATACCAGAAGTTCGCTAACATCGCCGCAATGTGCATCACGAACGATACCGAGTATTGGCCCAGCTACTATGCCCCAATCTCTCTGAATTCCGCATTTGGAAGTGTACGTTGCGCGTATGCCTACGAGGTCAACGGCGTCTGCGGAATCTGCATAAACGCTATGATTGCTGACAACAAGAAGCTTGAAAACACAGACACAATCTGCACGTTGGACCAGAGGTTCAGCAGACCGCGCAGCATGTTCGGCGTTGGTTACAACACTAGTAACAGCGGATTCTACGCATACGACAACATATATGGCAGCAACGGAGTTTGCAGCAACGTGAAGATTTCCCAGCAAGGCGGAGCGCTAACAAGCGGAACTTGGGTGTTCATAAACTTGAACTGGAAGGCAGGTTGCTAGATGCTCAATGGAATCGACATCTCGAACTGGCAACGTGGATTCAATCTAAAAGCAGCCAGACCAGGATTCTGCATCGTGAAGGCAACGGAGGGAACAAACTTCGTTGACAAATCATGCGACTCATTCGTGCAGGAGTGCATCAGGCTTGGCATCCCATTCGGCTTCTACCACTTTGCTCGAACCAATGGTGGCGCAAGAGAAGCACGCTACTTCTACAACCAAACTAAGAACTATGTTGGCAAGGGAATTCCAGTTCTCGACTTCGAGGACAAGCGAAACGACAACCATTACATTGACGAGTTCGTTAGGGAATACCATGCCATAACTGGAGTATACCCATGGGTTTACATGAGCAGCGATTTCATTAACAACCGAGGGTATGGCTCTGACTACGTAAAGCGGAATTGCGGACTTTGGCTTGCAGGGTATCCGTCTCGTGCCACGATGTATCCAACGGTAAAGACGTGCCCTTACAAGCACAACGGATGGACTCTTGCCGCATGGCAGTTCACCGACAATCTCAGCATCGGAGGAATGCACGTAGACGGAGACATTTTCTATGGTGACACCAGCGCTTGGAAGATGTATGCCGCTGGCGGAAAGGAGACGAATGGCGCATCCATTGATGGCTCGGCATATTCTCTGGCAAGGCGTGTAATCAACGGAGAGTTCGGAAACGGCTTATCTCGCAAGGCGACACTTGGCGAAAGGTATTCCGAGGTACAGGGAGCCGTGAACATGCTGCTCAATGGCAGCGATACAGAGCTTGCAAAGCTGGTTGTCTCTGGAAAGCTGGGAAATGGCGCAGAGCGAAAGGCCATTCTCGGCTCTAGGTATGCGGCCGTCCAGAGGAAGGTAAACGCCATGCTTTAGCAGATAGGAGAAATCTCGGGACCAGCGAACTTCTTAAAATTAGATTAGTTTTATAACTTCGCATGGAATTGCGCCCAGCTCAAAAGGCTGGGCGCTTTTGTTTGGTGAGATATTCTCCTGAAAAGTTATGGCCTTGGAGGGGTTGGCACCATACGTCCGCGCGCGCTTCAAGGGAATATGAAATCGTGTTCATATGCGCATATGTTCATATATAAAACGAACACGTGTTTTACGAACACACGTTTGCACCAAAATTTTCCAAATTTCCGTTGCGCTTTGTGGCGCGACGTGTTAATATGTAGTCAAGCAAGGCGCAAGGGGCGCAACGTATCGGCTAGGAAATGAGGTAACGAAATGAGTACAATATTTAACGATGGTTCACATGTACGCGAGACTTTTGCAAGCGCTTTAAAGACGCTTATTAATGGCCTTGCTAAAGACAATGAGCCAGTGAACTTTAGGCTTAACGTGCAAGACGGCAAAAGTGTCTCAATCTCTTGTATGTACTCTTACGCATGCGAACACATTAGTTTCATGGACGAATTAGATTCAGAGATTCTAGCGTATGGCGTGGCTATCGTCATAGCAACCGACCATAGGAACGATAGCCACGAAACAACGGTTTTTGTTGTGTGTGACGATGAACTGTAAATGAGATTAAGGTGAATGGTATGAATGATACTAGGAATATCGCAATTGACGTGCTGGATAATCTTGAATATCGGCTAGGCATTTTTGACGACATTTTGAGGTTTCTTGACACTGATACGCTAGTCGATATCGCACTGTATCTCATGCGCATTAATGACGATTGTGCGGAACTTGATTCAGACGAACTAGAACAACTTACAGATTACGCTAACGTTCACGGAATTGAGGGGTAGAAATGGCTACAAACGTTTGGGGTTGCGATTATAGGATGTGCGTATCAGAACGCGCTTTTGCCGATTACCAGACGCGAGACGAACAGCGCGAACTGTTGCAAGCGTACAGACACGCGGGTATAAAGCGTTTCCATTACACGAATTCTGGCACGCTTGAGTATACACATTTCAAGTGGTTCGTGTCTTATTACACGTTCATAGTTGGGTACACGACGAACGATGTAACAAAAGACGTGTATATGCACGTGAATCCGTTCGTATTTCTTAAAGACGAATATCGTAATTCACCAACCACCAACAGACAAACTAACAGGTGGCTACAAGAACATGGTTTCGAATTCACGGTACAAGATATTGCACGCTTGTACGACAACGCGATTCATGGGATTGAATCATATCCAATGCAACGATATGTTGATGGTACCGCTGCAACGCTAGTGTTGCCTAGATTCAACCATTATCAAGCGTATATAAATGATGATGGGTCACAAAGTCATGAACGCGCGATTGACAAAGTGCCATGTCTTGCTTACAACGAATATAAGAACTCACTTGACCGCGTTGGATGGTCCATAAACGACAAAAACACGTTTGGTGTAAAGTATGAATAATCATACGATTACAGTAGTCTATTTGGGATGTTTCGTTCTAGCCGTTCTTTTGGGTATCTTGCGCGGATATATCAAGCGTCAGACACGCAAGTTGCGAGACGAACAACGCGAACTGTTGCGTTGGCAAGTTGAACTAGAGAAACGCGCTAGTGATATACGCAAAAAAAGTCGATAATTTCTCTTGCAAAAGTTGCGCGTTTCGTTATATAATAAGCACAGCGGTTAAGGGATAGGCCATAGCCGAACCAGATTGGAGTAGTACCATGAAAAACACTAAGGGTATCGCGTGCAAGGTCAACAATTATCACATCACGGCAATTGCAGTAAAGGACGGCGCGCCCGTTTCCATCACGTTTGACGCCGAAGCACGCGACGCGCGCGCGGCAAAAAAGTTCGCGGCCGACAAATTGGATGTAAAGGCGTCGCAAGTTCTGGTTTCGTTTGAGCTTGAAAAGCGTGAGTTCATCATCAATTGCAGTTATGACGAACTCATGAATGCGTTGGGTGCTGCAAACATCGGTGTTGCCTTTAA